TGCACACGTAAGGTTAGAGGCTAGCAGAGATTTAATGGACAGAGCTGGACTGAGGGTTGACGCACCGAAAGTTGCTAATACAGCCGTACAGATTAATTTTAATGTAGATTGATAGAGACCCAAGGATATATGAGATATAGATGCAGGGCTTAAAAATCACGACTTGCTTGTATATAGGGGTAAAACACACTCATGATTTATTGTGAAAAGACAAACTCTCAAAAAAAATTTTATATAAATAAAGCCAAAAACACAAGGAGATAAATATGGGTGAAAGTTCAAGTAGTGGAAATGGCAATAGCATGACTAACTCCCAATTAAACAAAGCTAAGAAAAATAGAGAGGCTAAAGAACAGGAACAATCCAGAAATAAAGCCTTTGATACTTACAAGCAATACCCAGGAGATATGCTGCAAACAGACAAAAGAGTATTAGACAATATCAAGATTGCTTCTGATTTAGAAAACAAAGCTAGATCATCTCAAGTAAATATACCTATTCCTACAGTTGGTAGTGTTGCTATGAATACTATTAGCTCTATAAATTATAATAACCAAGCCAAGCAATTAAGAGGTGGTGGTAATGCAGTATTTGATGAAAAAGGCGAATACCAAGGTGTTGTTGGTAAAGGAACATTTGGTGGTAAAGTTTACTCAGGTAATGCTGACTATTCTCCTATAGGAAGATCGCAGGGAGCTTCTTTTAATTCAGCAACTGGCACTTACACATCATCTCAGATGCAAAATTCTGGTGGAGATGATAATTCTCAATCTAGTAATAATACACCTAGTAACACACAAACTACGGCAATAGATAAAACAGATAGCACAACATCGTTAAGTACGGCATCAAGACGGGCTTTAATATCTGGTGGTGGTGGTGGAGCTTCTAGAAGAAATCTAATATGAAGCTAGATTACAAACCCCCAGGGAATGTTGCCAAGGCATTTATGAAAGATGGATCGTTTGTTCGTGGTATTAGAGGTCCAGTTGGTAGTGGTAAGTCTGTTACTTGTTGCATGGAGATAATGAGAAAAGCAGTTGCACAAAAGCCAAATGAACAAGGTGTAAGAAGAAGCCGTTGGGCAGTTATAAGAAACACAAATCCTCAGCTAAAAACTACGACTATTAAAACATGGAGAGATTGGTTTGATGATGATCTAGGTCGGTTTGTCTGGTCGCCTCCTTTTACTCATAATATATGTTTTGCCTTGGGCGATAAAACCACTGTGGAACTAGAGGTCATATTCTTGGCTTTGGATAAAACTGAAGACGTAAAAAAGTTATTATCTCTTGAACTAACTGGTGTGTGGGTAAATGAAGCTAGGGAGATCAATAAAAATATTGTTGATGCTTGTACTATGCGTGTTGGTCGTTTTCCTTCAATGCGTGAAGGTGGTCCAACTTGGTATGGTGTTATTATGGACACAAATGCTCCAAGTGAAGATCACTGGTGGGGCATTGTAGCTGGTGAAGTTCCTATTCCTGAGTATATGACAACAGAAGAACGATTACTGATGGTTAAGCCTGATGACTGGAATTTCTTCTCTCAACCTGGGGCAATGATTGAATCTAAAGATGAGCATGGTAACTTAGCTGGATATGATCCTAATTTAAAGTCTGAGAACAGAGCTAACTTACAAGATCAATATTACGACAAGATTATACTTGGTAAAGCTCCGTCTTGGGTTAAGGTTTATGTGCTTAATCAATATCAGGCATTGATGGACGGCAAACCAGTATATCCTACATTCAGACGAGATACTCATATATCTAAAGACCCTCTAGTTCCAACTGATCAGAGTGACATAATTGTCGGCATAGACTTTGGTCGCTCCCCTTCAGCCGTGTTTTGTCAGCAGTTACACTCTGGTCGTTGGATCATATTCCATGAAATTATTGGTAAGGATATGGGAGCCATAAGATTTGCTGAAATACTCAAAAGGGAAATATCAAAAAACAAATGGGATAATCTGACGTTTAAGTTTATTGGCGATCCAGCAGGTAATCAAATGGCACAGGTATCTGAGCATACTCCATTTATGATGTTAAGAGCTGCAGGAATATCTGCCTATCCAGCTCCTACTAATGATATATCAGTAAGAGTAGAAGCCGTTGAATCTGTCATAAACAGAATGGCTGATGGTTTGCCGTGTCTAACTGTAAGTCCTACTTGCACTAGCTTGATCTCAGGATTTGAAGGTGGTTATCAGTATAAACGTATTTATTATATGGGTACTGAGAGATATGAAGAAAAGCCTGATAAAAATCGTTTTTCTCATTGCCATGATGCGTTGCAATATGCGTTTCTTGGTGGAGGTGAAGGCAGAAAAGTCATGCTTGGTCCAAAAACACCTACTTCCCCCACTACTGTTGAGAGGGTAAGCAACCCTTTTGCTAGATTAAAACAACGTAATAGCCGTTTAGGAAGGCAAAGAGCAATATGAAATGGATAATCTGCTTCTGTGAAAGCAAGAATATAGGATTGTGGAAATATTTTACAAAGCATCGTGAAGGTTTTTCCCATGTATATGCAGTGACTTACGATCCTGAACTAAACTTTTGGAAGAAAATAGAGTTTACAACGACTGGTTTTAACTATGATGTTTTAACTGGCGAAAAAGCTACACAACTGGTTTTGCAAATGCATGTAGCTAACAAGTGTATTGAGTATGAAACCCAAGATGAGCCTATATACACGCCAAGATTAATGTATTGCGTAAGTTTTATTAAACATCTGCTTGGTATTAACAAATTTTGGCTTTTAACACCCTATCAGTTGTATTGTGAATTGCTAAAACGAAAAGGATCAATCATTTTTGAGTCAAAAGACCTAGAGGAGCCTATAAATGGGAATGTTTAAAACACCTAAACCAGCACCTAATCCTGAATTAGAAAAACAAAAAGCTGAACAAGCAAAGATAAATAAGCAAGAAGCTGAACGTCAGGCTTTTGAAACCTCTGAAAAGAACAGAAAAATTGCTGGAAATTTGTATGGCAATAAATCCCTTCAAGATGAAGATATGCAAGGTTTTGGTGGGCATAGAACATTATTAACATCTAAAAAAATGGGTAATTACAATGCGTGATGAAATAGGTGGTGATGCTAGCCCAGTACCAGCTAGTGGTGCAAGCCCTGAACAAGCTGATTATAAAAAGGTTATGGACAGATACAAGAAAGCCAAAGGTAAATGGCAGAATTGGTCTGACATATGGGAAGAAATTTATGACTACGTTTTACCTCACAGAGAAAGTTTCTTTGGAGAATTTGCTGGGCAAAGACGTACAGAAAACATATATGACGAAACGGCAGTAACTGGTCTCCCTAGATTTGCTTCAAGACTCCAACTTGGCTTTTTTCCTCCAAATGGCAGAGCATTTAAACTAGCACCAGGTCCTGAGTACCCCTCTGATTTAATCTCAAATCAGCTCCTCAAAGAACTTGATGATATCACAGAGTTATTGCATGAGGGATTACGTAATAGTAACTTTAATTCTGAGTTTCATGAAGGACTACAAGACTTAGGTATTGGTACTATGAATATGCTTGTAGAGTCTGGTCGTTTTGTTGGCGATCTCCATTTTACTGCCGTACCACCTACTAATGTTGCCTTGTTATCAGGTGCTATGGATATGGTAACTGACTGGTTTAGATGGAACAATGAATGCGACATAACAGATATAAAGCTTAGATACCCACAAGCTAAATATTCTAATGAAATGATTGCTATACAAAAACGTGATCCTAGACGTAAAACAAAACTTGTTGAAGCTACGATGTATGATAGTGACGATCAGTTCAAAGATGAGTTTACTTATTACTTAATATCAGAAACAGATAAGCACGTATTATTTAAAAAGAAGCTAATTGGTCGTGGCAGTTTGCCATGGTTGACTACCAGATGGTCTAAAAGTGGAATGGAAGTTTGGGGACGAGGTCCAATATTACAAGCCATGCCAGCCATCAAAACTTTAAACCTTACAGTACAGTTAATACTCGAAAATGCTGAAATGGCTATAGGTGGTGCATATGTCTATGATGACGATGGTGTGTTTAACCCTGATAATATTACTATACAGCCTGGAACTTTTATTCCTAGAAGTCCTGGGAGTTCTCTTGAGTCTTTACAGAGTCCTGCCAGATTTGATGTAGGGCAACTAATTTTAGAGGATATGAGAAGAAATGTCAGGAAGGCTCTTTTTATTGATGAACTCGATTCAAGACCAAATGCAAAAACACCATTGTCAGCAACGGAAGTTTCAGAAAGGCTTGCTGACGTGGCAAGAGATATGGGAGCAGTCGCAGGCAGAATGCAAAAAGAGTTCCTTCACCCATTGGTTGAAAGAGTTGTGGCTATCTATAAGGAACAAGGTTTATTAGATATACCTAAAGTAGATGGTAGAGAAATAAGGATCGTACCAGTATCGCCATTATTAAGGGCTCAAGATCAGCAAGATGTAGCTGACTTTGTGAGATTCCAGCAAACAGTCGCTGGTACATTTGGTCCTGAGATAACACCAGCATTATATAATCAAGAAAAGGTTATTAAGTATTTGGCATCTAAGTTTGGTGTCAAAGAAGAACTGCTTGCTTCAAGGCAAGAAGTACAAGGGAACATTGATATGGCTATGCAGTTAATGCAACAGCAACAACAAGGGACACTTGGAGAATGACAAAGGAGAAAATAAATGCGTCAGTCGATGGTAGGTCATACACTGCTGAAGTTGAAGCTGATCTTAATAGTAAAGCCCATGCTTTATTCGGTTCGGGGGTTGGCAAATCTTTCCTTCAGTATTTGGAAAATATTACAACAAACAACATTCACAGTTCGGGATTGGGAATTGAACATCTTGCTCACTTTGAAGGTCAAAGATGGATCGTAGCATTATTAAAACACAGAACAGAAATGGGGCGAAAGAATGGTAGCTAAGAAGATGGGTCTATATGCCAATATTCATGCAAAACGTAAACGTATTGAAAATGGTAGTGGTGAGAAGATGAATAAAAAGAATTCAAAAAATGCACCGACTAATCAAGCCTTTAAAGATTCTGAAAAGACTGCGAAGAAGACATGAGTGAAACTTGGCAAAAAAAAGAAGGGCAGAATCCTGAAGGTGGACTTAACGCAAAAGGTAGAGCTTCCCTTAAAGCCAAAGGGCAAAATATCAAGCCTCCTGTTTCTGCGAAGGAAGCTAAGAACAGCCCTACTAAAGCAGCAAGAAGAAAAAGTTTCTGTAGCCGAATGAAAGGTATGAAGAAAAAACTAACTAGTAGTAAAACGGCAAATGATCCAAATAGCCGTATTAATAAAGCATTAAGAAAATGGGACTGTAATTAAATTAAGGAGTTAATATGTCTGATGAACAAACAACTGAACAAAGCAATGAAAGCACCAATACGGAAGAAGTCAATATCGAAAGCACCATATCCCAAGACTCTGGGGAGCAGAACGAAGTTGAACGACCAGACTGGTTGCCCCCTAAGTTTGAAACGCCTGAGCAACTTGCTACATCGTATAAAAACTTGGAAAACAAATTTCATACAAGACGTGATGAGATTAAAAACGAACTTGTGGGAGAGCTTAATGAAGAAGCTCAAGCAGATGTTCCGTTAAGTCCTGGGGATTACTCTGTAGAACTTGAAGATGAAGACGGCAATCCTATTGAGATGAATCAAGATGATCCTATGCTTGGTTGGTTTCGTGATAAAGCACATAGCATTGGCATGACTAATGATGAGTTTGGAGACTTTGTAACTGAGTATACAAATATGCAAGCTACATCAGGTCCTGATTGGAATGAAGAAAGCCAATACTTAGGTGAACATGCAGATAGAAGATTGGAACGTGTGGATACATGGGCTAATTCATCATTGTCTGAAGAAGCTTACAAGACATTTGCTGCAATACCAGCTTCTGCATCTATGGTAAAGGCCTTTGAGGAAATCATGCAGTTAAATGGTCAACCTAAGTTTAATATGACTTCACCTACTGAGTTCCAAGAAACTGTTACTAAAGCTGATTTACAATCTGCACAACAAGACCCTAAATACTGGCAGAATGGTGGTGATCCTACTTATGTTGCTAAAGTTAGAGCTATGGCAGAACAACTAGCAAGGAAACGTGCATGAGAACAATAAAGAAACCTAAGACTATGGGTGCAAACAAAGTTAGTCAAAAAAAATCTGTAAAAGAACTTGAGTTAGATTTACAGCAACTAATGGCAGAAGAAGAACAAGGCGTTGGTGGTGTTGGCAATGCTGAAAGAATAAATTCACTAAAAAGAGCTATTCGTAAACTCAAATAACAATTAGTAATGTGAATTAACAAAGTTTCTGTTTTCTGAAAGATTAGAATTGCTAGAAGGCTCGTACAACTTACTTAGAAGCCCATTTATGGAACAACTTCAAGATAGTAGGTAAGCGAACAACCAGAATAGTAGTAAATTTTAACTTTTAATACGGAGGCTTTAATGGCTACACCAAGCATTAGCACTTCCTTTATTGAAGAATTTGAATCTGGCGTTCATATGGCTTACCAAAGAATGGGTTCTAAGCTTAGAAATACAGTTCGTTCAAGAAATGGAGTTAAGAACAAAACTACATTTCAAAAAATCGGTAAAGGTTTTGCGACAACAAAAGCAACTCATGGATCAATCGCACCCATGAACCTTGCACACACTAACGTAAACGTCACATTGGAAGATTACTTTGCTGGAGAATGGGTCGATGATCTAGACCAGTTAAGAATTAACCATGATGAAATGATGGTTGCTCAACAGTCTGGTGCTTATGCACTAGGACGTAAAACTGATGAGTTAATTATTAATCAGTTGACAACAACAACATCTGCACACGATGAAACAGCTAATGGAATAACATTAGCCTGGGCTTTAGAATTAATGGAAAAGTTCGGCAACAATGAAGTTCCTGATGATGGTAAAAGATTTTGTGTTGTTGGTTGGGAACAATGGTCTCAGCTTATGGCATTAGATCAATTTTCTAGAGCAGAATATGTTGGAGAAAACGATCTACCTTATCCTAGTGGCATGACTGCCAAAAGATGGTTAGGCTTTATGTGGTTTCCACACTCAGGTCTACTAGGCAAAAACGGATCAGGTGCTGCAGGAACAACTCATAAAGAGTGTTACGCATACCATAGTGATGCCATTGCTCATGCAATCGGTGCCGATATAACCTCAAATATGCAATATCACAACGATAAGGACAGTTACTTTGTATTAAACAAAATGCAACAGAACTCAGTCTTAATCGATGCTGAAGGTGTATTTGAACTAGAACTTAAGAATTAGGAGGTAGACATGGCGTTTGTACAATCAAATTTAAGTTTAGTTTCTTATTCAGGTAATGGTTTCCATATCTGGCATTATAAAACTGCTGGCGATGCACTCAACACTGTTGATACTGCTGGGTATTTTAATAGCATGGTCAACGAAATGAATGTTGGCGATGTTGTTTTTATCTATGCATCTAATGGTTTTGGAATGTGTACTGTCTTAAGTAACGATGGTTCTGCCATTGATACTGGCGATATAGTTAGCATGACTACGGATAGTAGATAATGGCTAAGAAGCCCACAAAAACTAAGGTGGAGGTGGCTGTAAAAGCTACCTCTACTTCTTCTAAAGGTTATACAAAAACCTTCGGTTCAAAAGTTAAACTAGGAGACAAGGTCAATGCCCAAAGCAAGTGACGGCAAATATTTCCCATATACAAAAGACGGCATAGCTAAATACAAGAAGTATGAAGCTTCCTTAAAACGTAATAACCAAACTATGGGTAAGGACAGAACAGAAAGTCCTTATAACAAGTTACGTTCTGACAACGCACCTAACACATAGAGGTTGTTATGAGTAAAAAATCTTTTGTAAGAAAATATGTAATACCTACTGAAAAAGAGGTTCGCAATTATTCCACTAAAGATCAAGTAATAACAAGTGCTACTCAATTAGGTGC